CGGTTTTTAGCATCGGCTGAATTAGTATGGTTATAAAAAATAGAGGATGCTATAGGATGAAATTGGTCTTAACAAAGGCTGGCAAAGAAGAACTGGGGTTGGCTATACTTCTTTGGAAAGATTTTAAATGTCAAGGCAAGCTTGATGTTGAAATAACGAAACAAGCGATAGGTTTTGCAAAAATGCTTGATGTTGAACAAGAGTACGAAGAAATGCTCTTAAAAATTCCTCCAATGAAAATTATAAAAAGATGAGGTATCTAAAATGCCGTCAATAACCGAACGCATAAGAAAAAAGATCCAGGGTTTTGTAAACGAGAAGACCCCTATTGGAAAGCTTAACCGTGCTCTTAACAAGAAGAAGTCTCCCTCGTCGGTTTCTACAAATATTAGCGAGAGAAAGCAACTTCGGGAATTAGACAGATTGGAGTCTGGAGGGGAACCAAAGTTAACGCCGGCCAAGAAACGAAAGAAAATCAATGGTGGCGGCAAGGCTCCTATTGGTAATTATTTTATGAGAGGCGGGAAGCTTTATAAACCGAAAGGGCAATAACGATGGCCATAATGCTTTTTACAAGTTTCGAGGTTTGCAAAAGACTAGATATAAAGAAAGAACGATTCCTGGAATGGGTTGATAGGGGGTATATAAAACCTCACGTTCGGGCAAAAGGCAGAGGAACAAAAAACCTGTTTCGTTTAAGTGATATTTATCTTATTAGTTTGTTTCGCCATTTGCTTGAGTGCGGCTTTTCCCGTAAATGTGCTGCAAAAAGAACAGCCGGGTTGATGCTTAAACATCAAGATCTTAATGATATCTCTTTTCTTGCTTTTCCAGTATCAAAAGAAACCACATGTTTAAAAAATGTAATTATCATAAAAGAGGATCAATCATCTTTGGAAGAAATATCAAGGTACCTAAATATATTTAATGATATTTTATTCGTAAATTTTAAAAAGCTATTAATTTGAAAAAATCACAACAAAAACTCAAAGTTCTTTTAAATAATTTTAATGAAGAATTTGAGAAAATGAGTGAAACAAAAAAAACAGGCCGATTACGGCTTGAGATTAATATTAGAGATGGAGGTTTAAGCACAGGATATATAGATTTCAAATATGGAGGCCAGGTTAACCCTGATAACTTCCGTATAAAATAATAAATCGGTTACTGATAAATCCGTAGCGTTTTTCGTTACGGAAATTTGAAGCCCGATAGATGGAGAACGCAAAGTTTATGCTTTGCGCCCATTTATCGGGCTTTTTTTATGAACTTTTAAACAGGGACAACCGTAGAATGTGGCCCATACGGATAACCGCAAGCGGCCCCGAGGAGGAAAGAACATGCCCGACACAATCAAAACAGATGAAGATGGCAAGAAGATTGCTCCGGTTGATATGCCAATCCCAAAGGCCCCGGCAACGGATAAGGCGGCGGACGGCGGCGACAATACCGGCGCAACAAAAACCTTTGGCAAATTCAAGACAGCCGAGGAGCTTGAAAAGGCGTACACAGATCTTGAAAACAAGCTGGGTACGCAAGGCAAGGAGCTTGGCAATCTGAGAAAAAGCCATGCTCTGATTACGGACGAGCTGACAAGGCATAAATCCGCTACCGAGAAAGCAACGGCCAAAAAGGAGCCCGAGACCGACTATGAGGCCCAACTCAATGACATTTATACAAAGTTGGAGGGCGGAGATATATCGGTGCTTGAGGCGATTAAGCTGTCAAACAAGCTGACCGCCGAAATGACCATGGCTCAGTCTATGGCCATGGCCAACAAGAGAACTCAGGAACTTTTATCGGATAAGGATGCGGAGGCGGCTGAAAAGCAGTTTTTGAAAGACAACCCGGATTACGAGGAACTTGTAGCCTCCGGGAGGCTGCAACCGTTCATCGATAAAAATCCTCTTCTGGTTGATGAGACCATTGCCTATTTTCAATACAAGGCGGAGGAGAGATTCGAAGCGGGAAAGGCCGAGGCCGAGAGAATTGCCAAAGGAACAGAAAATGCCAACAAAGTTTTGAAAACGCCGGGCTCACAGGAACAAAGAACTCCGACCAGGCAAAAACCTCTTACCGATGCGGAGCTGGAAGCAAAACAAAACCAGACCATCGATAAAATGAGGGGCATTGCCTAGTCTAGCCAATAAATAAGGAGAATTGGCATGGTGTTATCACTAGACGAACTCAATGCAATAACCCTGGACTATTGGGAGTCAGGATCTACGGATATCTACTTCCTCGATAATGTCCTCTTGTGGAAGCTTTTGGGCAGCGACAATCTCAAAAATGAGCTTGTGCAGGCCCATGAAACCGTGGATGGCGGTATGATGATTCGGGTCATCCTTGAATATGCCGAATCAAATTCGGGAACCTATGGCAACGTTACAAAGATATCTCAGGCAAAGGTTGATATCCATAATGCTGCCCGTTTCCGGTGGGCTGGTTATTACGCCTCGAACACAATTGATCTGAATGACAAGATCAAAAACAATGGCCGGGCAGCGATGATCAAGCTGGCCAATTCAAAGATCCGGAACATTCAGAAAACAATTCGCAAAAGAATGGGCACTGAAATTTATGCGTCGGCAGCGGATAGTTACGCATTCCTTGGCCTTGGGAACTTGTTTAATACAACTACCTCAACGGCCTACGGCACTATCGCCGAGGATGATATGGCTGATTGGAAAGCTAATGTCATCACCACGGCGGCGCCCATCTCCTTCAAGGCACTTCAGGAGATGAGGCGGACCCCGAATATCGGACAGAACACCGACGATAAGCCGAATCTTTATATTACCACGGATCTGTTGAAGGACGGTTTCGAGCGAACCCTTCAGATCCAGGCGCGATATAAAGATATAGATCTTGCGAATGCCGGATTCGAGAACGTTCTGTTCAAGGGCCAGCCGGTTGTAGCGGATGATAGACAGGCCACCGGCTACTGCGATGGTCTCAATCTTCGGTATATAAGATTGCGGGCACACTCGATTTATAATTTCACGGTACCTGTGTGGAAAGCTAACAATGATCAGCCGGACGTATGGACTGCGGATCAGCGATTTCTGGGGCAGTTGACCACGAACCACAGAAAGGCCCATGTCAGGCGGACCGGTTTGACTGAGCCCGCATAAACATGGCTTTATAAACATATCGGGCAGGCTAAACTCTGCCCGATTTAACCATTTAATTTAAAAGGAGATATCACGATGGACGAAGATATTAGATTTACAATGGGAATCCTGGGCTCTACTGGCGGTGCGGTCGTCATGTACTGGGAAGTCCCGTATGCATGCACCTTTCGCGACCTCAAGGGTTGCGTTAATGCAGATCCCGGAGACAGCGAAACGATCACCGTTTATAATGCGACCCAGAGCAAAACCCTGGGTGTGCTTGCTTTCGGTGATGATATCGCAGCGGGTGCCAAGGGAACGTGGACCGCCGATGCCACCTACGGCAACACGGTATGTGCTGCTGGGGATGTATTGACCTTCACATTTACCCAGTTGACGGCGGCGGCAACCGCTCAATTGATCATCGAACTTGATCCAAAATGCAGAGTTCCGTGATGAAGAACCGTGAACTCATAGAGCTGATCGCGGGTAAAATTCACGACTCGTCATATTCGGAACCGATGATCCTCGCCAGGATCAACAAAGGGGTTGGGAGGATCGCGGGGATGGTCGATCTTCCCGACCTTAAATCGAACGATACGGTGGTTACCAGCACGGATAATCCGTATGTGGATTTACCGTCAACGCCTAGCAACGTCTTTCACAAGAAAGAAAAAAGCCTGTTTTATGTATCGAGCCAGGGCCAAGATATTGAAGTCAATATCATGGAATCCTGGATCAAGTTTTTGAGAAAGTATCCGACGTTGGCCGATGCCGGTGATGTTGTTGATGTTTGTGTGCGCGGTAGCCGTCTATATTATCAATATATTCCGTCTGTAGCCGATACCCTGGATCTTCACTTTTTCAGGAAGCCGGTGGCCATGACCTACGATACGTCGAATGAACCGGATGGAATCCCGGAGCATTTACAAGAGGATCTTTTAG